GATGTATTATATTCTTTTGTGTACCTATGAGTCAATAGTCTTTATATTGAACTCTTTTGCCCACCACTCTCTAATTGGTTCACAATTAACTCCTACATTGACTGTTTCTGGATTTGGATTTCTTATCAAATCTCTCCATCCACCATCTTTGTTAGTACCTTGCGTACCATGAGATTGGAGTTCCATTTCTTCTGCTTGAGTGGTATACCATATTGGTGCTGTCATTCTATCTTCACCAGTTCCATCTACATTTGCTGGTCTTACACCATGAAAGTGTTTCATACTCTGGAAGATAATACATGTTCCTGTTTCTGGTTTAGATTCTTGGCCATCTTCAAAATATGTTTCACCACCTTCAAAGTTGTCATTAAGATACAATATAGATGCATAATCAGTGTAAGGTACTACATTAATTACCTCATCTTCATCTTCTAGGAATTCAAGTGCAGTTCCTTTTCTGGTTTCTATTGGAACTTCGTATAGTGGTTTTGCCATGACATCGATATGCATGTCTTGACCCTTTCCAGATGGCCACCACATAAGTTCTGATTGTTCTGGATATGCTCTTTCACCATAGACTTTCCAGATTTCTGATATGGCTTTGTATTGATACTCTGCCATGATTCTTTTGATTTCGAGATTACGAATATTTACAAATGGTATTCTCCTACCATTGTATTGTTCAGCTGCATCATCGTGAGTAACTAAATTAAAGTTAACTTGATGATACTTTATCAGTTTCCGACATTGCTCTTTCGTTAGGCAATTGGGGATTTTTGCTACGATATTCTCTGGCAACTGATAACATTTGTTCTCTGATTCTTCCATACTGTTTTTCTCTTTTCTGTTTTTTCTTCACTGCTCTTTCATATTTTATTCTAGACATGTGGTCTATAAACAGAATACCATTTAAGTGGTCTAACTCATGTTGAAAACATCTTGCAGTCATTCCACTAAAATCTAATTCTCTAATTTCACCAAGTTCATCTTGCCATCTTGCAACAATTTTTTCTGGTCTTGTAATGTTTGCAAAGATTCCCTCACACCCACCAGTAAGACATCCTTCTTCCATAACAACTGTTTCTTCTGAAAACTGTATAATCTCTGGGTTTACAAAAAACATAGATTGTTCTTTGTTTGCACCCTTCATTACAAATACACGATACTCATATCCTATTTGATTTGCAGCTAATCCCACTCCACCCTCTTCAAACATTCTATCAATCATTTCGTTTTTTAGTTCGATTGGGTCTATTGGTGGATTATCAAAATCAAAGAAAGGCATAGTCTTTCTCATTAATGGGTCACTTTTATGTAGTAGTGTCATTTGTATTCCTAGTTGTTAAAAATTCATTTGTTTCATCATGACCATATGTAGGGTCTTTATAATCATATCCTTCTTTACCTTCTCTGGTCTCTGGTGGTAATCCTAAGTGTGGTCTTTTGTCATACATCTGGTCTTCATATTCTGTACATATTAATAAAAGATGTATTGCATCCTCTTGAGTCACAATATCACCATGACCATGTGTATATAGATTACCATTCCAAACTAATGCATCCCCATGACTAATTGTATAATGGTCTGATGGGAATTGTTCATCACTCCTCATTAAAACAAATGGAAATGGTGGCCCTGTTAATTTTACTGAACAAGTTACATCACTACCTATTCTATCACGATGGAAGTCTAATCCTGTACCAGCTTTGTATTCTCTAATATAAGAAAATGATGGGTATAATGGTTTATCCCATACCTCTTGTATTTTTGGAAGACATGTTGCAAGTAAAGCATCTATTGCAATATCACCATAAGATACAAATTTTGCATCTGGTGATTGACCATCACCCTCTAAATATTTATTTGTGTTTGATGTCTTAGAAACTCTTTTAGATAAATTAATATAGTTTACTAGAAACTCTACCATTTCTGGTTTTAAAAAACCTTCTATATGTTTTCCTCTTTCTTCCATCTAATCTCTCATGAAATCTGCTGGGTCTTGTTCATCTGATATAACATGATTATGATTTACATATTGATACCAACCAGTGACAAGATACTTATCTCCACTTAAAGGTGGATTCCCTCTATGTAAATGTGTAAAGTTTGCAGGCCAAATAACAAGGTCTCCTCTTTTAGGTTTAAATCTTACTCCTTGATGTAAGAATTCTAGTTCTCCACCCTCTTCTACATCATTAAGAAATAACCCCCATGCAAGAATTCTCTTAGTTGCCATAGTATCTAATTCACTATGCCACACATGATATCCTTCGCCAGGGCCTGTCTTTTGCATCTTACCTTCAATTGCAAGTGGTCTACCAAAGCCTGGATATCTTGCATTGTATCGTTCAAGGATATTGTTATTTAAATACTTTAAAAACTCATCAAAATCTGAATTCAAGTGTCTTACAGAGTCTTCATACCTAACTACATTTAGTCCACATGATAAATCCATTTTTACAGATGGATGAGCTCCTTCTGCATCTTGTCTAGTTTGAATAATTGGTGGTGTAACTCGACTAACATGTTCCCAAAACTCAAAGAACTGTTCAAGATTTTCTTCTTTAAACCATCCTTTATAGTGTCCTATAAAATCATTAAATTCAACTGTTGGTTCTCTTTGCATAATAACTCCTATTTACTATCCACTATTCTACTAAAGTTCTTTACCTTTTCAAATGTCATAGTATGTCTAAACTTTTCTGTTAATACATCACCCTTGTGAGATATTATAAAAGTATTTGTATCACCATCTAGAGTATGTAGTATCTTTAAAAACTCCTCTGTTCCACCCTCATCTAATGAACTATCAAAAACCTCATCTAGTACTAATAGATTTGTGTTAACAGAATTTTTTAATTTTGCAACTGCTCTCCATGTAAATAATAGTGCAAGGTCAATTCTCATTTTTTCACCTTCACTAAAGTTTGCATATGAAAAGGCATCACGATATCTTGACTTGATAGACTCATTGAATCCTTCATCAAGATTAAACTGTACAAAGAAGTCCATCGATGCAAGATACTTGTTAATCAACTTATTCATAATAGGTAAATACTGTCTTATGATTTTAGTTTTAATACCAGTATCTTGTAATAGTAATTGTGCAATTTCAAAATAAGACCTTTTATCAATCAATTCTTCTTTTGATTTATTATGATGTTTCAAAGATTTTTCTTCTTTGTTTAACTTACTACTATCATCGGTTACATTTTCTGTTCTTAACTTTTCTATCTCTGCATTTATCTTTGTGATGTATTGATTAGACGCAGATATTTCATTCTGTTTTTGTGCAACTTGTCTGTTGAGAGTGTCGACCTTGCTTTGTATCTTTTGGATTTCTTCAAGTCGTAGGTTAATGGATGCGATGTTGTCTGTAATCTGTCTGATTCCCTTCTCAATTTCTTGGACTTTACTTTCTGTTGATTGAATCTTCTCTTGTTTAAACTCGTTCTCCATATCTCTGTGACATGTGGGACATTCTTCGTTATCCTCATAGAATTCTATCTCCTTGATACCTCTTTCTTTTGCATTGTCTAATTGCTTTTGCATTTCAAGAGTCTTGGTTAGTTGTTGTTTTACTGTTTCACTATCCGAAGATTCATTCTGTAGTTCACCAACCTCTCCTAACAAAGTATTACATTCTTCTTGTACTTCATTAATATGAGTTTGTGATTTGTCAACACTTTCATTAAACTCATCAATTTTTTGCCTACGATTATCACCAAGAGACTTGATGTGTTTTTTGTAGGTATCGATTCTATCTTCTGAAAGTCGGATTTCATAATCCAAATCGTGAAGTTCACTTTTCAATGCAGTCATCCTTGTCTTTAACAAGTTGTTCATAATAGTAAAGATATTGATATCTAGAATATCTTCTATAATACCTCTTCTATCATTCTGATTCATTTGCATGAATGGTGTGAAAGTTGAACTACCTAAAATAACTACTTGAGTAAATGTCTTGTAGTTTAATTTTAGGATTTGTTTCTCAAGTTGTTCTTGGTAGTCCCTCATCTTTGCATCTTGATTGATAAGTCTATCGTTCAAGAATATCTCAAATAGATTTGGTTTTGCACCTCGAACAACTCGATACTGCTTTGACCCAATAGCAAACTCAACCTCAACAATCATCCCTCTTTGATTGACTGAGTTTATAAGTGAGTTCTTGGATATCTTACGAAACCCTTTGCCGAATAATCCAAAACATAGTGCATCTAACATTGTAGATTTACCACTACCATTCTCACCCAAGATTAGGGTTGCTTTTCGATTACCCAGAAAGACTTCTGTAAATTGGTTACCTGTAGATAATAAGTTTTTCCATCTAACTGTTTTAAATTTTATCATGAAGCTTCATCAAGTGCCTCTGTATAAAGAGACCTAACTAGATTTTCTAGTTTTGTTTTATCTCCAGAAATTTCCATTCCTTCGATATGTTTAGTTAATATTGTAAGTGTGTCCTCTGCATCTGATGCCATTTCTTCATCTGACATATCACCAAGATTGCCGTGGTCTTCTACAACCTTGAAGTCTATGACTTCTGCTTTGTTTAATTTTTCAATGAACAAGTCAAACCAATATGGGTTCTCTTTATTAATAACAATAACTTTTACATACATGTCTTGTAAATGAGTAAAGTCCATTGCAAGTATTTCTTCTTGAGTATATTTGGAATCATCATAAAATACTTTTTCAAACATACGAATAGGGTTTTTAATTTTAGTCATTTCCCTCGTATCAGTATCAAAGATATGGAATCCTTTGGGGTCATTATAATCTGACCAAGTAAATTCCATTTGAGAACCAAGATAGGTTATGTTCTGCATTGTAGAACCAGTATGGAAGTGACCACTGTATACATGTTCAAATCTTTTGAATGTATCGAACCCAAGACCATGAGAAGAGTAATAGCCAGGCATCATCATTGCACCTTCTATTTCTAAATGTCCCATTCCTATCGATGCATTAGTAAGTTCTAAATGTTCCAATGTATCTTCTATATTGTTTTTATGAATCCAAGGCAATAGTGTAATAAGACATCCATCATAATCTTTGGTGATTGTATCTTTGTAAATTGTAATGTTATCATATTTAAGTAATGCATCACACGAGTTTACTTCACTAGTATTCTTATAATACAAATCATGATTACCTACAGTTAAATCCATAGTCATCTTGTTGTCTATAAGATGTTGAATAAAGTGTTCTTTGTTTCTTTGTAAAGATAGGAAGTTGATTCCAGTTCTTTTGTCGAAGTAATCACCTAAGTGAACTATGTGTTTAATATCATTCTCCACACAATAAGGAAAGAAAACTTCTTCGAAGAATTTTCTCATGTATTCGTGGAAATGTATACTATCGTTTCTGACACCAGCATGGGTGTCGTTCAATACTGCAAATTTCATTTATTTCTTTTTATCTGAACTAAAATATTTTTCTACACCTGTTGGTCTGGCATCTTCTACCTTTTTCTTTTTACCTCTAGGTTTGTAGTTGGGTTCTTCAAGATTGTTCTGTAGGAATTCAACATACGAGTTATCGTAAACTGTAGAGTCTCCTTCCATACTTCCTACTGCATCAGTAAGGATACCACTATTCATGATTGCCTTATGTTTGATTGCAGCTTGTTTCTTTTCTTTCTGAATTCTTCTTAAGAATGCATAGTATATAATTTGGGTTATATATGCAAATGCATTTTGTGATTTCTCTGGGTTAAAGTTATTTAAGTATTGTAAACAGTTCTCGATACCATCACAAATCATTTCATCCCTATAAGAATAGTTAATGAAGTTTGGTTTAGTTGATAATCTGGTTGCAATCTTATAGATACATTCTCCAATATATTCTGTAACTCTTGGTGGTTCAACACCCTTTGCAACTGCATCTTTAACTGCTTGGTTATGTTCTGCGATTGCAGCCGTAAACTCTTTGTTGTTTACATAATGTTCTGGTTTTGCTTTTGTCCTTTTAGTCATATATCTATTATCTCATTATATTGGTATTTGTCAAGTTAAAAAAAAAGACTTGACAGGCTGTAATTCTCGTGTTACCCTAGATATGTATCGTGGGAAAAGAGAGAATATACTAATGGAGTATCTTCTTTTGAGACTCCTCATATTCCATTAATTCCATCTCTTCTTCTAAGGATAGTTCTTCTTCTGGAAGTAGTCGTTCCTGTTTCATCATATTAGTGAGGTGTGCAAGTGCATCTTGTCCTCTATCTAATTCCTGTTTAGGAGACATCACATCTAATCCAACCTCATCCCTAAGTTGAATCCAATCTTTACATGCTTTATCATAGAATGCAATAAACTTATCATCAATCGATGTCGTATAAACAACCTCTGAAGCTGCAATGATAATTTTATCATCCCTAGTAAAAGGTACAAGAGGTGACAATTTTATAACTGTACCTTTACCTGTTACAGATGGATTTAGACCAACATTACATGGAAGTGTCATTTCTACAGTTCCAGTTTCTTCTTTTACAGAAGTAATTGCAATGATGTCTTCACCATTTCTTAATTTGATGTATCTGTATTGATTCATAGTTTTATTGCGAGAAGTAAGAATATTGCTAACATAATCATATTAGCCATTAACATAAGAAGTCCTAATATTGTATGATACCATATCCATCGAGTTTTATATGCATTTTCTATTGTTAATTCATCTGGGTCAGCATCTTTTTGATATGCTGGTTCATCTGTTATATCACCCATACCATGTAGTTTGTTCTCTACTTGTTGAACTCTTTGAACAAGTTCATCTTCTTCACGACTTCCCCATAGTATTTGATACCACTTTTTCATCATAACTAAAACTTCACCTCATGTATTGTATATTTAAACTTCTCTTTACTATATGTATTTATTCGTTCTTTAAAGTGTCTAAGAGTGTAATTCTCTTTCTTTTTATAACTTAAGTCATCTGCAATATCGAAAAGAGTTGCATTGACTTTATCTTTACTTGTTCTTAGAACCCTACCAATTGATTGTAATACACGAATCTTAGACTTACTAGGACTTGCAAACACAATGTTGTGTAGGTTCTTAATATTTATACCTGTAGAAAAAGTACCATATGATGCAATGATTACACATCCATCTTCTCTTTCCATCAACTCTCTGACCTTTTCTCTATTGGTTGTGTCTGTTCCACCATATATGAAGAATGACTTGATACCTGCTTTTTCGAATGCATCGAATATCTTTCTTCCATGTTTATCTACATATTGGAATAGTATTAATGTATTACCTTTCTGACCTAATGTAAGATTCTTTATAAATTGAGTTCTCTTTTCATTACCAGCAAGGAATTCCATTTCTCTAGGGTAATCCATAGATACTACTTCTTTAGATACCTCTGGTGGATATTTGAGTACTAGACATTGTATATCTAACTCTGCAAGAACACCCTCATCCATAAGGTCGGCACTTGTAGTCACATAATGGGTGGGGCCGAACAAACCTTCGAGAACTAGTTTGTGGGTTTGTGTATCATCGAGTGTTCCTGTCAGACCCCACCTGTGACCTATGTCTTTCATCTTTTCCAATATACCAGTAAGTACTTTTGCTTTAAATAAATGTGCTTCATCACCAAAGACTGCACCAAAACCATCGAAGAATGATTTCGGC